CCATTGGTCAAACCCAAGGTCAGTACGTCCCCTTCCGCAGCTACATCGCCGGCTTCGGCGACGGCACTGGCACTGCCACGGTCTACATGACCAACGAGAACGCTTCGATGTCCAACCGGATGATCGAAGACGTGCTCCAGCGCCAACAAACCGGCGCTGCCTTCAAGCTGTACATCGACCGCGTGTACAGCGGCGGCAACGTGAGCGAAAGCCTGAGCCGCTCGATCAGCTTTGACGCCACGCTGACCTCGGCCAGCATGAACGTCAACCCCGACGACGCCCAGTCCGTGACGGTGAACTTCCGCCCCGCCGCCACCCCGACCTTCGACTTCAGCACTTCCGCCTGATAGGCTGCTGGAGCAAACAACGACACAACCCCGGCCTCACCGCCGGGGTTTTTTATTTCTAGTCCGCTACACTAGCGCCAGACCACCAGGACCTGTATGCCTGCTCCGAGTTCACTTCGCGCCATCGACCGTCTCCGTAAGGCTGCCAACCTTGAGCCCGTCAAAAAGACGGTGGAACTGTCCGATGGCAGCAAGTTTGAGATGTGGGTGGCACCGCTGACGATGGCCGAGCGCGAACGCGCCCAAAAGCAAGCCAAGAGCGACGATGCCAACGCCTTTGCCCTCCAACTGCTAATCGCCAAAGCACTGGACGACGCCGGCAACCGCCTGTTTAGCACTGGCGAAATTGACGTCCTCAAGAACGAGGTGAAGGACAAGGACCTCCAGGCTTTGATGCTGGCGATCCTGACCGATGACGCCGAGCCCATCGACCCAAAGAACTGAGTGCCGAACTTCGCAAAGACAACTGGCTGATGCTCCAGTTCGGCGTCGCCAAAGAACTGGGCCTCAGCCTGAGTGAAGTCCGCACCACAATGACCGCCGAAGAGTTGATCGGCTGGAGCGCCTACTTCCAAATCCTCAACGAGGACCAACAGAAGGAAATGGACAAAGCCCGACGCCGCCGCTAACCCGGCGGCTTTTTTACGGCGTAAACTGAAGTACCAGAGTGTGACGCGGCGCCGTGGCTTACAGAGCCGATATTGAAATCGCGGTTCGTGGCGCACAAGAACTCAAGCGTCTGCAAAATGAAATACGTCTTTCTGCAGACGCGGTTAATTCTCTTAATTCAAGTTTTGCCGGAGTCGCAAATTTAATTCCGCGCAGCATAAATAACCTAAATAAAGTTGTAGCCGAAGCGGCGGCAAACTTTAATAAAGTTGCTCTAGGTACAGAAGAAGCATCAACAGCAGCACGAGCATACGTCAATGCTACAAACGAGCTAAACAAAGGTTTAAGAGAGCGTCTGCAACTTGTTCGTAACATACAAGCCACCGAGTCAGCAGCACAGCGGCGAATTACTCCCACAAGCAACGCGGGTTACGGACAACAAATGCCGGCTCTTCCGCCCGCCATGGTGCGAGCAAAAGGAATCCAACAAAGCTGGAGCACTTTTTTCAGAGAAGCTGCAGAGCTAGGTACTGACCTAAAAACTACAGCAGCTGCAAAAGCTATAAACCTTAAACAAAGCTGGAACACCTTCTTTACAGAAGCTGCAGAGCTAGCTGTAGATATAAAAGCAGCGGTACAACGTGCTTCAGCAGAAATTCGAGCCAGTGAAGGTGCTGCAAGTACCGCGGCACGTGCACGGTTAGCTGCAGCCGCGGTTGAACGTCGTGCAAACATATCAGATGTGGTTATGCGCCCTATTTCTGGAGCGGCATATCCATCACCTGCAGGTCCAGGGGGCAGTCCTTTTGCAGAGGAACGAGCTCGCGCAAGCCAAGCAAGCAGGGCACTGGAACAACAAGTAACAGCAACAAGAACTGCAGAAATGCAGGCAAGTCGTGTACAGGCGCAGGCCGATCTTAAGGCTGTACGAGATCGCGCCATGGCAGAAAATTACATAACTAATTTATTAACTCGGCGTCTCGCCGCTAAAGCTAAAGAGGTTCAATTAGAAAAACAGCAAACAGCGGAAGTAAAAAACAGAGCGGCGGCAGAAAGCCGCGGACGAACTGGAGGTGCGGTTAGCAGCGCACTTATTGGTGGGGGTTTTCCGTTACTGTTTGGGCAAGGTCCAGCAGCCGCAGCTGGCGGTGCTGTCGGCGGCTTAGCTGGCGGTCTTGTAGGAGGAGGCTTTGGCTTTGCTCTGTCTATCGTTGGTACAGCTCTTGGTGATGCTGCCGAAAAAGCTGATACGTTTAATAAACAGCTAGCAGGTCTAAACTCCCAAGTTTCCGGCACCGGAAATGCCGCAAAAGTTACCAGTAAAGATGTAAGTAATCTCGCTAAAACTTTCGGTATAGCCAACGATGAAGCCTTAAAATTACTGCAAAGTTTTGCAGGTTTTGGCGACGCCAGTGTAACTAAGTCTTTGGCCTTCTTGTACGGCGATGACGCGTCTATTCTCAAAGGCCTAGCCGCAGCAAAAGATCAAGCCGATTTAGCGCAAGTAATCCTTGGAGCGTACGAGAAGATCGGAATTGAAAGAGCTACTCAGCTAATAAATCAAATAAAACTAGGCGACTCAGCTGCTGTGGAACTTGCGTTCCAGAAAGCTCTACTTGACGCAAGAATAAAACAAACAGAAGAGGGACTAAAACAAATAACGATCCAAGATCGTATCGTTGCCGGTCTTGCCACTGCTGCCAGCTTTATGGGCGGCGGTCAAGGACAGATTATTGACCCCGCTGTTTTTGGTCAGCAGCGAGTAATAGAAAACCGTAAAAATAACCCGCCGTCTTCGATATTTACTAACGCTTTACAGGGACTCAGGCAGCTACGTTCTGCCACGCAAGGTGTGGAATCTCTCCGTCCAGATAAAGGTGCAGATAAAGCTGCTAAAGATGCTGAGCGCGAACGCCAGCGCGTTGCTCAAGTGGTACGTGATCGCAATGCAGAAGCCTCGATACTGCGTATCCAGTCGGGGCTACAGCAAAAAATTGCGGACGCTGAACTCAAGCGCGATCCTATTCTTGTAGCTCGTTTACAAGGTGAAGAAAGGATACTGGCAATTCAATACCAATACGCTAAAGAACTAGCAAACGAGAAGAACCTAGAAGCCCAAATTGCAATTACACGCGAAGGGCGTGCCGCAGTTAAAAAACAGCAAGTCGAAAATGAAATACGCCTCAACGCTATTTATGCAGAACGTAAAGAGTTCACCGAAGACACCATTAAGTCTCTGCAGTACGAGCTGAACCTAAAAAATGCAACTACAGAAGCAGAGCGAAATAATTTGCGGATAGCGTATGAAATGGAGGCATTGAAAAAAGGCGGGCAAGTTGACGCAAACGCGCTTCCGCAAATTGAGGCGCTTAAAAAGCAACTTGCGGCCCCAGAAACCGCCGGCGAAATTATCCAAAAACGCATTGGCGCCTTACAGGACGAACTGACCAAGTTGACCAACATCGGCAACATCGCCGTATCGGTGGCAGACAGCATTGGCACAGCCTTCAGCCAAGCGTTCCAGGGCATCATCTCTGGCACGATGACGGCCCAGGAAGCCCTTGCCAGCTTCTTCCAATCTGTCGGCGATGCCTTTATTCAGATGGCATCCGAAATTATCGCCAAGCAAATCACGATGATCATTCTCCAAACCATCCTTAAAGCATTGGGTGGCGGCGGCGGTGGGGCATCACCTTTTGCTGGCGGTCCAGCAACCGGAGGAGAAACAAATACTTTTGCATATGCAGCAGGTGCACCCCAATTCAGGGCAGACGGCGGTTCAGTTAGAGCCTCCACCCCTTACCTCGTTGGCGAGCGCGGCCCCGAGTTGTTTGTGCCTGGCACCAGCGGCGGCGTCATGTCCAACAGCGATTTGCGCTCCTCAATGGGCGCGGCCCCTGGTTCCAGCGGCGGTCCTGTCCTTAACATGAGCTTTGAGACCAGTACGATCAACGGGGTGGAATACGTCAGCCGCGATCAACTGGAGGCTGCCATGGCTGAAACCCGCCGCCAAGCAACCCGCGATGGCGCCAAACGTGGCATGAGCATGACGCTGGATCGAATCCAACAGTCACCGCAAACCCGTAGCCGTATCGGTATCCGCTGATGGCTGTCTTCCCCTCCCTAACGCCCACCTCACGCAAGTTTGCGCCCGGCGTCTACCCCCAACGCGAGTACCGCGCCTTGAGTGGTGCTGTGGTCAAGCGCACCTTCGGCAACAAACCCTACGGCGCCAAACTGGAACTGGAATACCAAAACGTCCCCGACTCCACGGCAGTCACACTGATCAACCACTACCAACTACAGACATCAACCAACAGCCGCTTTACGCTGAGCACCAACGTCACGGCTGGCATGTCGGGCAGCTTGGCAACATTGGCATCTGCTTCCGCCGACAACTTGCGCTGGGAGTATGCGGGACCGCCCGAGGTAAGTTCTGTACGTCCGGGCTTTAGTACGGTCCGCATCACCCTCAACGGCGAGATCCGCAACCCACAACTGGATATGTGATGGACATTCGCATCGCCCAGTTCTTCAAGCTGCAAACCAGCGGTGGAGCCTATTACTACTTCCAGAATTACTTTGCCAATGAGGACAAGGTGTATGGCGGGCAAACCTACCCCTTCGCGCCTTTTCGCACTGAAGGCACCACAGCATCGCTGAACGGGGACAACAACGTCCTGCAGATCCTGTTTCCCAACATCCCCATTGCGCTGCAGTTACTGTCTTTGGCTGACGGCAACCGCCTATCGCGCCTAGATCTTGCAACTGTCTGGCTGCTGCCGGATGGCACGTACACCACCAACCAACTAACGGAGTATTACATCGGCACGGGCAGCAGCATCAGCGACACCACCATCGAACTGCGTTTCCGTAGCGCCATCGACAGTGTTGCCAGCAACTTCCCGAACAGGCAGATTACCCGTGACCTCGTGGGTCCACTTCCACTGGATAGCCAGATCCGCCTGCAATGACTTACGTCAACGACCTAATTGGCTTAAAGCGTGCCTGGAACGCACGACCCGGTGATGGCAGTGGGTGCATCGACTGTTGCGTGATGGTGGCAGAAGTCCGTCACCGTCTGGGGTATCACAACTTTTTGCCGGACATCCAATACTTTTTTGACCGCTACACCGACGCCACATTTCCACCCCAAGGTATTGCGAGGTGGCTGCTTAAAAACGCTACGCGCATAAAAGAACCTGAGCTGCACGCACTGGTGCTACTGCCAGGTGAAAATGCAGGGGCTATGGGCATTGTGCTGGAGCAAGGTGTTTTGTACATATCATCGGGTTCTGGAGTAGTGGTGGCTAACCTACCCAAAGACATCGGCCATTACTTCCGCCTGCATAAATGATGAGAAAACTCCTTCCTTACGAGCATGATCTGATTGCCGCTCTTGGCGTCAGCAAGGAGGAGTACCTTGAATTTTTGGCGCTACAAGCCGAATACACCGACGCAAAAGTTGGCACTAATTTAGATATTCGCAATGATGCGGGAGTGGTTGCAATCGTCTTAACTGTTGTCGGCATATTATTTCAAGTTGGCGCAGCATTGCTGATGCCAAAACCACAGATGCCTGAAATGGCATCGGCAGAGGGACAAACACAAACAAAAGAACAACGTTTTGCCCCGCGCTTTGGTTTTAACGCCGTCCAAGAATTAGCCAAAATAGGTGACACAATACCCATCGTTTATACCGATAAAACCATCAATGCAAACGGCGGCGTCCGTATTGCCGCTGCAATGATCTGGAGCGCCATCCGCAGCTTCGGCCAAAATCAATACCTGCAGATGTTGACCATGCTGACGGGCGGTGCAATCACTGCTATCGACGCCGATAAAAGCGCCTTTGGTCAAACACCTATCACCAATCTGATAGCGCAAAACAAATGGATCTATTTTAAAAGCAATGGCACTGGTTTTCTTGGTTTTGCCAATGAAACATCAGGGCAAGCAAATAGCATTACAGACCCTGTTTTTTACGGCAACTTCACCGACAACCCCTATCGGATCCAACTAGACGATTCTGCCACTCGTCAAGACGGATTTAGTCAGGTCTACTCCCCCACAAGCTCCAACACCTTTGGCGGCTACTCACCTGTTCCCTTCGCAGTTTTCTGGTATTTACGTGATAGCCAAGGAAATAAATTTGGCGAACCCCTAGATGTTTATCTGCAGTCCAGTGGTTTCGATTATGCCACGAACGGTTTTTCAAGACCCCTTACGGCTTCAAGCGTTCTAGGCGTTATCCCAGTTGGGGCAACTATTACAGTTTGGGTTAGGGACACTATTGAGCCTGCACTGACTGGTTTCAACCTGGAGTTTTACCGCGCTAAAGCAGACACACGCCGAACAGTAGCCACACAGTTTGACGATGCTGCACTGTTCAAACGTGGCTCAGCACTGTTTCGTATTACCAGCACCAGTGGTGATTCAACAGACAATGGCAACTTTTATGCCTACCTGACATGTATCGAAGCCGGTCGGGCACCGTCTATCGCGTACAACCAAGAAGAAGTGCCAACCAATACAACTGCATTTTATTATCAGAAAGCCTTGGTGCGTGTAGAGGAAGCTAGATACACCTCGCTATCAAAATGTAATGTCCTTGATTTTGCATTAAAGGGCCAAATTTTCAAGCGCATTAGCGGGCGCCTACGTCAATTTGGCTACCCGGCAAACGACAATGGTTACCAGCAACGAACATACATGTTTTTGGTACATTACCGCGTTGACAATGGCGCGTGGAACTTGGTCAACGGCATCTTCGTTGTTCGACGTGCGGCAGAGCAGGATAACTACATCTATCTAAAATTCATCAGTTCCATACCTCGTAACTGGGAAGTGCGATTTGAGCCCGTCAATGATCCATTGGCAGAAATGTATAAGCATGGAACATTAACAACAACCGGCGGTTTGTTTAACTATTTGTATCTTGAAAATACGGGCTCTTCTTTTAGTACAGCAATTAACACCAACATACAAATAGTGTTTACTGGTTTTTCCAAGCAAGTTCCACTAAGTGATCCATTTCCTCCGCTCAACAAGGCTCCTTCTAGCACAAATGAATGGGACTGGTTTAATCTTGATGGGGACACAGATGTCACCGCAAGTTTTGATCGCGGTCCCGAACTAAGCATTGTTGCAGTAACAGAACAACAACTGCAAACGTTTGACACAACACGGTTATACAACAATCTGTCGCTGCTGGGCTTCAACGTATTTAGCGGCAAAGGTTTACAAGACATGCGCTCGCTTACAGCTTTTGTCACGCAGGGCAAACCTGTCCGTCGCTTAAATACCGGCACGCTTACCTATCCAGCCACGCCTGACGGTCCAAGTAACTACGCACCAGATATTTTCCTTGACACCATCATTGACACCACCGATGGCATCGGCAACTACGCCAACGTTCAAGGCATAGACACCCAGCAACTCGCCATCACCAAGCGGTTCTGCGTCCAAAACAATCTATTTATGGATGGTGCCATTGCCGACCGCAGCAACTGGCGCAGCTTCTGGGTCAATAA